GCCGCTCGCGGCGGCCGGCGCGCTCGCGGCGGGCGATGAGGAGCTGCCGCTCGCGGCGTCCGTGATCGAAGATGATGCAGCGCTGGTCGCACCGCCGCACGCCGCGCTGTGGCAGCATCCCGCCCGCGCACCGGCGCTCGCAGCGCTCGACGAGGACCTGCCGCCGCCGCTCGCGGTCATCGAGGACGAACCCGGCGCGCAGCCAGCGATGCCACCGGCCCCGTGGACGGTCATGGTGTCGGCCGCCAACGACGACGAGCCGCCGCAGCCATCGCCGACCATCGACGACCCGGGCTGGACCTTCGGGGTGTCGTGGGCACCACCGGCGCAGGCCCAGGCGCTCGCGCTCGGTGACGAGGCGTTGCCGGTGGCGGTCGTGGGCAGCTCGGCAGTGGACGACGACGCGGCCCCGCGCTCGGCGACGTGGGACGCGTCGTGGCGGGCGCGCCCGCCGGTCGCAACCGAGGACATGCCGCCCCGCGCATCGGCCTCCACGCCGACCGAGGTCTACGACGGCCAGGTCGCGAGCGGCAACGTCTACTTCGGAACGGTCGACGGCGTCGAGATCTACGACGGCACCATTCCCCCACAGGAGCTCCTATGACGGCACTCGATGACGCGCGCGCGTACATCGGCGAGGCGTTCGGCCCGCAGTACGACGCATGGATGGCGCTCGACGACACCAAGGCGATGCAGACCCTGGTGAGCTCGACGCGAATGCTCAACCTTCTGCCGTGGCAGGGCACCGCGACCGGCACGCTCGACGGCAACCCCACCACCCTCGCCTGGCCGCGGACCGGCGTGATCGTCGGCGGCGTGCCCGTCGACTCGACGACGATCCCGGACAACATCACGAAGGCGTCGTTCGAGCTGGCGGTCCTGATCCTCAAGGACCCGACGCTGCCGAGCAAGCTCGACCAGGGCTCGAACGTCCAGAGCGCCAACGCCGGCGGCGGCGTCACGTTCTTCTCGCCGACGTCCGCGCGCACCGGCACCGCTACGGTGCTACCCGTGCTCATCCAGCGCTACGTCGCGAAGTACCTGGCTACACCGGCGGGCACCGAGGGCGGCGAGGCCGGGGTCGGCAAGCCGTGCTCGGCGTTCAACACCCGGTCCCAGTTCCGCCTCGTGAGGCCCGAGTAGCCATGGGCCTGCTCGACGACATCGCGACCGCAGTCGCCGACGGGCTGGTCGGCGCCGACCTGTTCCGCCCGGCCACGTTGATCAAGGTCACGCCCGGCACCAGGACGCCCGGCGCGATCAGCGGCGGCACGAACCCGACGACCACGAGCTTCGCGGTCCAGGGCCTGCCCGGCACGACCACGACACTCCGGCTCAACGGCACGCTGATCTCCGGCGTTGACCGCGTGGTCAAGCTGTTCGGCGCGCGCCTACCGCCCGGCGTTGTCCCGACGTCGGGCGACCGGATCGTGATGGAGGGCATCACCGCGACGATCGTCGGCGACAGTGGAGGGAACGCGGCGGTGATGGTCGATGCGGCGCGGGCGGTCTACGTCTGCCAGTGCAGGACCTGACCCGCGATGGACCGCGCCGGGATCCAGCAGCTCGTCACGACCACGGAGGCCCGCGTCGCCCACGCCTGGGCCGCCGCGGTACAGCAGCTGCGCGCCGCGAATCCGGTCACCGAGCTCGCGGCGCGGCTGCACAGCGCGAACGCGGTGGCCGGCCTGACCGCGGCGATCGGCGCGTTCGCTGACGCCGAGCGCGATGCGTACCTCAGCGCTGGGCGGGCCACGATGCGCTGGATCGGCGGCGAGCTCGCGAAGCCCGAGCACGTCGAGCCGGTAGCGAAGAAGATCCTGACCTTCGACGCCGACGCGGAGGCCGACGCCTGGGCGGCCACCAACCGGATCGATCGGATCACCGGCCTATCCGACGAGGTCCGCACGCTGGTCCGCGAGATGCTGCGCCGCGGGACGGAGCGCGGCGTGAACCCGCGGGTCATCGCCCGGGAGATCCGCGACGCGATCGGCCTCACGCCCGCGCAGGAGCAGATCGTCGCGAACTACCGCGCGCAGCTCGAAGCCGGCCAGCTCGCCGACGCGCTCCACCGCGAGCTCTCGAGCGGCACCTCGGATCGGGCGATCGCGGCGGCGTTGCGCGCGCGATCCGCACTGACCCCGGCGCAGATTGACCTCGCGGTGGAGCGCTACCGCGCCAACTTCATCGCACTCCGGGCCGAGACGATCGCGCGCACCGAGGCCCAGCGCATCGCGCACCAGGCCAGCGACAACGCCTTCCGCCAGGCGATCCGCCGCAACGACCTCGACGCCGAGCAGCTCGAGTGCGAGTGGCTGCACAGCCCGACCGCGAAGCGGACGAAGGACGAGCGGGCGTTCCACGTCTCCATGCACGGCCAGAAGCGCGCATGGGGCGAGCCGTTCGAGAGTGGCCTCGGCAACCTCCTGCTGTTCCCCGGCGATCCGAACGCGCCAGCGAAAGAGACGCTCAACTGCCGGTGCGGACGCACCGTGCGGATCCGACCTGCCGCGCGACGCGCCAACGCCGCGTAATCGCCCCGGAAGGTCCGGCGCGGCGAGCCTCGTCGCATGGCCGGCGACGGAGAATTCGACGAGAGCAAGCACCCGCGCGATCACGGCAAGTTCTCTTCGTCCGAGGGCGCTGGCGGTCCATCCCACGTCACCGATGCGCACCGGGATCAGGCCAAGCATGCATTGACCGATGCGACGTTTGTCCGCGACAACATGGGGCGCCTTTCTGCGGCCGGTGACGAAGCGCGTGCCAAGTATCCAGTCTCGGAGCATGCGACCGACGCTGTCCACGCCGAGGCGCATGCCGCGATGCACGAGGAGGCGGCGCGCGCCATAGCAGAGGACGAGGCGCACGGCGGACAATCCTCGCTGCGCCAAGCGGCTGGCATTGCTCGGTACCGGGCAAGCCAAGAGGACGCGACCATGGCTCAACACCATGAAGCCGCGATGTCCGCGATCGCCGGTCGCAAAGCCGAGATCGAACAGGAGCAGCGCGAGATCGCCAACGAGGAACGTGCAGTCGCGGCCGGTCACATCAGCACGGAGCCATCCGGTATCGTGGACCGCCACCAGTCAGAGCAGGAAGGCCACGAGGCCACCGCGAACGAGCATATGGCTCGACTCGAGCAAGCCCATGTCGAGGCCGCGACCGCGCTCAGCGCACTTCATGGCCAGGAGCGCGAGGAAGATGAGGATCGCGGGATATCTGGTCTCGAGTTCAAGCACACCCACGAGCTCGGTGACGCGTTCGACGAAACCCACTCCGCTCATGAGGACTCGGGAGCGGGTGAATCCAAGCACGACTTCGAGTCCATGGCTCAGGCCCACGGCGATGTGTCAGAGCACGAGATACCGACGCACCCTGACAGCGACGAGTTCGAGTTCCGGCATCAGCACCCAGAAGAGGGTGATTATCAGTTCCGCAATACACATCCGGAGTCGGTGGAGTTCGAGCATCCACACCCGGACGAAGATAGCTACGATTTCACCCACCCACACCCTGACGACATCGAGGGCCCTCACACACCGGAGCAGCACGCGGCGTTACTGAGCGCGCATGAGGCTGAGCGCACGTCGGCGTTGGCCGCTCATGAACAGGCGGTCGCCGCTCATGAGAAAGAGCACGCCGAGGCTCTCGCCAGCCACAACGCGGAGCACGCTGCGGCACTCTCTGCTCACAATGCAGCACTGGACGCCATCAAGACCGAGACAGCGCGCCATGCCGAGACAGCACAGTCCGCGCTCGAGCACCTGCACGAGCAGCAGACCGCGACGCACGAGGCGCTCAAGGAGACTCAGGCCGCGTCCAAGGCTAGCCACGCTGCCGCGGACAAGGCGCTCAGCAAGTTCGGCGATCACGACCTGGTGACTCCGAAGGCGACAGGCGATGACCTGGAGCGCGCCAAGGAGGCCAGCACTACCTACCTGACGGCCCAGCGCAGCAGGCTGGACGACTCGCCTAGCCTGGACCACTCCGAGGTGCGGTCAGCGATCAAGGCCGAGCAGAAGAAGACGGAGTCGGCTATCCGCGAGCTCTCGAAGATCACGGGTCGCGCCCCGCGCTTGCCAGAGAAACAGGGCAAGCCGGCCAAGCCGAAGAAGTCCGGTAATCGCCCCGGTACCCCTGCCCACGACAGCGTCTGGGGCATGCCCGCACCGTCGCGCACCAGGCTCAAGCTCGAGACGCTGAAGTGGCTCTCGCTCGTCGACGTCCCCGCACAAGAGACGGCGGCGATCCGGCTGATCAAGCGCAAGGGCGGCGAGGAGATGCAGCTCGGCGACAGCGCCCAGCCGCTGACCCTCGAGGTGATCAAGGTCGGCGAGGGCACCGATCCGCTCGTGTACTGCTGGGCCTTCACCTGCACCGACGGCGGCAAGCCCTACCACGACCTGCAGGGCGACGCGATCACCGCGGACTTCATCAAGGCGGCGGAGGCGTTCGTTCGCGCCGGCGGCCCCGTCGACGAGATGCACGCCGAGGATCCGACCGAGGGCTACGTCGCGTTCGCCTACCCGATGGATCCGGAGATCGCGACCGCGATGCTCGGTAAGGAGGCCGGCGCCGCGGTGAAGACCTCGGGCCTCATGGTCGCGATTCGGCCCACCGCTGAGCAGCTCGTGAAACTGCGCAACAAGGAATACACCGGCGTGTCGATCGCCGGCACCGGCATCCGCGAGCTCGTGAAGACCGACAAGCCGAAGTGCGCCGGCTGCGGCCAGTACGGCTCGGACAACGACGAGAAGTGCTCCGGCTGCGGCAAGGCGATGAAGCGCGCGCGGCGTCCTGTGCCGAGCCGGCTCGCGCGCCCGGTCCCCGCACGCACGGCAAAGTCCACCTGGACCACCGCGGACGTCGACGGTCTGCCCGACTCCTCGTTCCTCTACGTCGAGCCCGGCGGCAAGGCCGACGCCGACGGCAAGACGGCGCCGCGCTCGCTGCGGCACTTCCCGTACAAGGACGCCTCTGGCACCGTCGACGTTCCGCACCTGCGCGACGCGATCGGCAGGATCCCGCAGAGCTCGCTGCCCAAGGACGTGCGCGACAAGCTGCAGGTCAAGGCCGAGAAGCTACTCGCGGCGCAGCACGACAAGGCGAGCAAGCGCGTGCGCAAGGACGGCGAGAGCGCAACGGTCGTCCTGACCTCGCCCGTCGACGGCCACCAGCACTCCATCGACCTCGACGATCCGGCCGACAGCTGGAGCGACCAGCTCTCGACGTCGTACCAAACCGCCGACGGCGCGACGCAGGGTCACAGCCATGCCTGGGTGTACGACGACACGACCGGCAAGGTCACGATCGCCCAGGACAGCGGCCACACGCACGAGGTCGAGGCGTCCGTCCCGGCGGACGTGCTGCGCCAGGCCGCGCTGAACGAGAGCGGCGAGCGCTGCCCGGGCTGCGGCGAGCTGGCCGAGGCGAGCTGCCGGTTCTGCCCGAAATGCGGCGCCGCGATGGACCGGCGCGACGGCGTCCCGGTGCCGGTCACCGACGAGGACAGCGGCTCCGGCGCGGCCGTGGTCGTGATCTCGGCGCGCGCGCCGCGCCGGATTTCGACCCCCTCGGGGGCGGCCCCTACCGTCAAGGGCGAACCCAAGGAGCACGAGATGGCCGACCTGAACGATCGAATCCGCGACCTCGAGGCCAAGAACGCTCGGCTCGAGAAGATGGCCACGCTGTCCGATGGGCAGCGGAAGCACTTCGAGACGCTCAAGGGCGCCGACGCCGAGCAGTTCCTCGCGCTGCGGCCCGATCAGCGTCAGACCACCGTCGACGACATCGCGAAGGCCGACTCCGTCATCTACACGTCGACCGAGACGGGCCGCGAGTACCGCAAGTCCTGTCCGCTCGAGATCATCGAGGCGGTCAAGGCAACCGACGCCGCGCTCAAGATGCAGCGCGCGACCGAGGTCGAGAAGCAGAACCTCGTGTTCTCGAAGCGCGGCGACGAGCTGCTCACGCATTTCGCGAAGGGCACCAAGGGCGACATGCGCGGGCGGATCGCCAAGGCGCTGCACAACGAGTTCAAGGAGCCGGCCGAGTACGACGAGGTCGTCAAGGCGATCAAGGCCGCGAACTACGCGCTCGAGCAGCTGACTGTCGCCAAGGGTGTCAACCCGCACGCCGACCCCACGGAAACGGTCGCGCCGCTCGATGCGTGGAACACCGGCCTTGGCGAGTTCGCGAAGTCCAAGAACATCGCCGAACCGCTCGACGCGATCGTGCCGTTCCTCAAGACCGACAAGGGCAAGGCGCTCAAGGGCGCGCTCGACGCGCTGCGTCCCAACGGCCAGGCGCACTGACCGCCAGGCGCTGACGGCAACCACACCGCATATCCGACCGACCGACAGGAGCAACCATGGCCACGAGAGATACCCGCCCGATTCGCCGCCTCGCCGGAGGCGATCTCACCGGCAAGCTCTGGCGCTTCGGCAAGGAGACCTCGACGGGCGTGCTTGCCTGCAGTGTCGCCGGTGAGCGCGCCGACGGCATCATCTCGGGCGGCTATCCGACCCTGCCGACTGCGGCGGGCGACGATCTGGATCTCGACATCGAGCGCCTGATGAAGGTCGAAGCCGGCGCGGCGTTCAGCAGCGGCGATCCGCTCACGACCGATAGCGTCGGCCGCGCCGTGACCGCCACCTCGGGCGACAACATCAACGCGATCGCGTGCGATGCCGCCACCGCGGCCGGTCAGATCATCGGTGTCCGGGCACCATACTCGCGCGGCCCGGGCGTCGGCACGACCGTGGCCAACGCGGCTGTCGCGCCGGCGCTCGCCGCGAGCGGCGCGGTGGTCGTCATCCCGATCGACATCCCGGACGCGGCGACCGCGACCTACTCGTACACCAACCCCGAGAAGCTCGAGGTGATCGAGGTCGAGGTGATCAAGGACACCGCCGGCGCGGGCAACACGATCCAGCTCAAGACCGCCGGCGGCACCGCGATCTCCGACGCGATCGCCGCGGCCGTCGACAAGACCAAGACCCTGTCCGGCACGCTCGACAAGGCGCAGCGCACGCTCGCCGCGAGCGCCGGCTTCCAGATCACTGCGACCCGCGCGGCCGGCTCGATGGCCTGCCAGGTCTTCATCCACGCCATCAAGCGGGCGTAGCCGCGTAAGCATCGCGCCCCACCAGTCAGCCGTAGGAGCCCACGACAATGACCGATTTCCAGCCCGGCAGTCTCTACGTCGATATCCCGCAGACGGGTATCGCGGTCCGTCGGTTCCAGACGGCGACCAACTTCCTCGCGCCGTTCCTGGCGCCGCGCCAGGCCGTCAAGAAGCCGACCGGCCTCTACACGGTCTGGCGGATGGGCGACCTGAACCGCGACGAGTTGCAGCTCCGTGGCCCGTCGGCCCCGCCCAACACCAGCTCCTTCAACCGCGATCTGGCGACGTACAAGACGGACGCTCGCTCGCTCGCCTATGACCTCAACGCGGCAGCGGCTGCGGCTGCGGACGTCGACAGCGATCCCAACGTGATCATCCCGATGGCGCTCGCGTACAAGGCGCTGATAAGCGCCGAGCTCCGCGTCGCGCAGACGTTCTTTGTCTCGAGCGCGTGGTACCGCACCGTCACCGGCGTGGCGAGCGGCGAGGTGCCGGGCACTGACGGCGCGACCACCGGCACGCGCCGGTTCATCGACGACGACACCGTCGACCCCGTGAAGATGCTCGCGGACGAGATCCGCCGTCAGGGCCTGCTGACCGGGCAGGACCCCATCGCGATGGTCTTCGGTCGCAAGTTCTGGAACGGTCTGCGCAACAACGCGAAGGTCCGTGCCCAGCTGACCACCGGCACGACGCCGGTGATCCTGCAGCGGCCCGCGTCGCTCGAGCAGATGGCGATGCTGCTCGAGCTCCAGTGGTGCGGTGTCTCGAAGGCCGTCTACAACACGAAGCTCGAGAACGAGACGCCGAGCAACACGCTGATCATCCCGTCCGATTCGGCGCTGCTCTACTTCGCGCCGGGCGCCGGCGGCAGGGACGCGGACGCGCAGCTCAACGTCGGCGCCGAGCAGCCATCGGCGCTTGCGCGTTTCGTCTGGGAGGGCGTCGCGATGGACGGCATGCAGGTCCGCGTGTTCCCGGATCAGAACGCCGGACCCGGCGGCTCGCAGCGCTCGGTGATCGACGTCTACCACGGGTACGGCGTCATCACGAAGGAGATGGGAACGCTGTTCACCGGCATGGTCACGCCGTAGCCGTGAACCGAGAGTTTCACATCGACCGGCCGTTCGTTGCGAGCGGCCTCGTGCACGCCGGGCGCAGGTACAAGCAAGGCGAGCCGTTCGACTGGCGCAAGGCGAAGCTCTCCGAGGGAGACCTCTGGGATCTGTGGGTGCTCGGCCTGGTGGACAACGCTGCGCCGCTCACCGACGCAGAGCTCGAGCGCATGACCGCACCCGAGCCCCGCCGCACCAAGCGGTGATCCGTGCCGACCAGCCGCGATCAGGCCGCCGCGGTCCGCGCCAACCTCGAAGCGCTGCTCGCCGGCGTGGCGCGCGATCTGGCGCTCGAGGTCGCCGCGAATCTGACCGCGGCATGCCCGGTGGACACCGGACACGCCCGGCGCAACTTCGTTCCATCGATCGGCGCGCCGCATGACGGCGAGGACGACGGCGCCGCACAGGCCGCTGGCCAGGCCGAGCTGCTGACGTACAAGATCGGTGACGGGCCGGTGTACGTCACCAACAACGCGCCCTACATCGACCGGCTAATCCTCGGCTCGAGCGCGCAGCGGCCGGCGGGCTGGGACCTGGTCGCAGTAGACGCCGCCGTCGCCGATGTCCAGCAGCGCTACGACGGCTTGCGGATCGACGTGACGAGCAGCTCCGACGTGTCAGCGCGCGGGGCCGGCGCCGCTGCCGGGGTCGCCGCGGCCTACTCGCCGTTCGGGGCCAGCGGCTCGGAGGGCGACGAGTGACCGCCGCGGCGCTGTGCGGCGTCCTGGT